AGCGCGGTCATTTGCGCCTAATTTTATTACATCTTGAACTCGAACTTCAAAGCGATCTGAAGCACGAGCAGCTTGCTCTTCCTCAAACCTAGTGTTTTCTTCAAGCTCAACACAAAGATGATCCCAACGATTCTGCTTTTGGGCAGGTTCCATGGAATTCCAATTATCCATTATAATTCCCCTTGGACGAAAACCATATACTTCTTTGTGAAGGTCTGAAAATGTATCATCGCAAAAAGTAAAACCCGTATTCATAATGTGTCTCCTCAGACTTTGTTTGATTTAATATAATAATACTACCACAGTTTTAACTGAATGTACACCATTAATATGCTGATTATACATTTTATTTATTAACTGTGACATTTATATCACTAACCAAAGAAGTCTTCGATACTCACAACTGGTTCAGCCGTCCAGCCAATCGATGTGAGAATAGGCGTAATTGGATCAAGAAATGTTTTTGTAAATTGCGTTTCATAGTCAACGTATTTGTGAAGTTGTAGTTCTTCTGGCAAATAGTCAGGAAATGATATTACATTTTCACGAATAGGATTAGGTGTCTTTAAATAACAAAACTTGATTTTCTCGCCGTTTTGAATTTTAGAATACTTCTTATGTATACCTTTATCTTTTATGTGATAATTGTATAAGATAGCACCGCGTGCATTAATAGGAGTACCTTTTGCATATTTCTTATTTGTATTTTCTGTCCATTTGTTTAAGTCATTTACACCACGAGGAAACGCAACTTTTTCAGGAGGAAGCGTGCAAAAGTATTTTTTAAATTGTTTAATAGCTGTTTGGGTTGCTTCTTCATCACCTGTGATAATGATTTTAAATAAAGCTTTTAAAGCATCGCGACAGTCAGAAGGAGTAGAAGATTTTATTGCTTCAATACCCATGATTTTTAGCTTAGGCTCAGTGTATTGTACACCTTCATTATTTAGAACATTTAGAATGTAACGTTTCTTTGCTGTCCATATACCTTTATCAGCGATTGCTTCGCGATCCATTTCCATTCGAGGAGTAACGCAATTAAACTGCTGGTATAGTTTATCATAAGCCTTTGCAAGCATTGGTTGTATGTCTTTCTTACATACACCGTCAATATGTTTTACATGATCTGATTTGATATGTTTTTTAACTAAAGGACCAAAGTTAACATACACAGAATCTGTATCAATCGCAATAACATAATCAACATTATCTGTATTTAAGCAATTATTCATAAACTTATTTACTGCGCGCTCAGCCCATTGGATAACCATTTGACCTGTGAGAGTAATACCTTCAGCAATACGAATATCAAAGTAGCGAAAGTACTTATTACCTAATGCACCATACAATGAGTTTAAAAGTATTTTAATTGCCATTTGTTCGTTTTCAGCACGAGATATATCTCGTTCAATTCGATACAAGTCTTGTTTATTTGACTTATCGACTTTTTCTTTCTCGGCCATGGATTCAAGCATTCTTTGCTTAATGATTTTACGTTCTGTGTAATATGTCGAAATGATTTCAGGCAGCATACCTTGTTTATCTCGTTTAAAGTAAACTCCATTAGTTGCCATACAATATTCATCTATGACACATCTTGTACCAGCCATACCTTTTTCAACATCGCAATCGAAACGTCTACCTTCCACAATAGTTTCAGGAGACATATTCCATTGTACAATAATATTAGGATATAGTGAAGCAAGATCGAATGATACGACCCAATCGTGTATGCCAACTTGAGGAGGTTTAACATAGCCGCCTGGATAATCAGGTTTGTTTTTAGTGAGATTAGGAGGAATTACTATACCTTTGCTTGCAAGCTCGCGAAAAAGAATAGTATCCCATATCGCTGTTGTGCCAAGAGTGTCTGTATAATTAACACCTGCTTTGTATGCCATAGTCAATGCAAGAGTAATAAGACCCATCTTATCTTCAAGACGATCAACTAACTCAACATCCTTTATATTATAATCAATAAACTTTTGAAAGTCATGTTTATATAACGAGTGTAGATTAGAGAATTCTTCGTAAGATAATTTCTTTTCGCCTAGAACTACAAACGCAATATGATCAAGCTTATATGACTCTTGCGGACCATACGAATAACCAAACTTTTTGAATAATTCGAGATAATCAAGTTGAGCTAAACCTACAATTTCATAGAATTGTAATTGTCTGCCTGCAACATGAATTGTTCTTTCATTTACTTTTCCCCAAGGAGAAAGACGTTCAACTTGCTTAGGATCAAGTAAACGGTATGAACGATTGACAATATATGGTATATCAAAGAAACGTGAATTCCAGCCAGTGATTACATCAGGACATCTATGTTGCCAATGCGCAATAAAACGTATAAGCAATTCTTGTTCATCTTTGCATTTTACATATTCAACTGCGCAATCTTGCATAATTGATTTCGAAACGTCATAATCATACATACCCCAAATAAAATATGTATTGTCAATATTGTTTTTTATTGTAATAGAAATGACAGGATGTTCAGCTTTATCTGGCTCAGGAAAGCCATCATCAGATGCAACTTCAATATCAATTGTTGATACATTTATTATATCACGATTAAATTCAATTTTATCTGGAAACTTTTCTTGTAAGTACGACGCAACATAGTTCTTATTGCCGTACAATATCTTTGGTATCTTATTAGCAATATCTCTGTCTTTTTCTTCGTGTTCTTTTACTTCACGCATAGTATCAAATAATTTAGGCATGACTTTAGTGCCGTCTAAAGAACGTGCTGTGCCATTAGGATTTTCTTCATATAAAGTAGGACTAAATTTTATTCGATCGTCAAATCGCAGGCCATCTTTATAGCCTCGATATAGTAATGTATTGCCATAGCGTGATACGTTTGTGTAAAATTCCAAGTAACTTTCTCCATAATTTAAATATATTATACCACAATGTGAATGGATTGTACACCATTAATAAGAGGCCACGCTAAAAAACATGGCCTCTTGAAATTTATTATATTTAGAAATTTAGTGTCACTGAAAGAACAATGTCTTCCATTTTCTGATCTGTATCTAGACCAGTGTCAATTTCAAAAAGTGCCATAGGAACCGCTGGATGACGATAGTCAATTCCAAAGTCTAAGCCTTTATATTCAGTTTCAATTACGTCAAAGTCTGCGTCTGCAGATGCGGTGATGCCCCACATATTGTATGATACACCAGATTGAAACATTATGCTGGTTTTTTCAGTTTCGACATTGTAAGATGCTTCCACTTCTTGAGGCATAGAAATACCAGTATTTCCTAGCTCAAATGCATTCGCAGTGGTTGCAATTCCAAATGTCAAACCTACTGCGGCTAAAGCCGATAGAAGATCTTTATTCATAGTTTTTTTCCCTTAAAGGTTAAGTGTTAATAAAGTAGGTCCGTTCTGTTGCCCGGTGGAACCCATACCGCGTAGATTAGGCCGCGATGGCGTATTCTACAGGTGCATAATTGTCATTTGCAATTATAAGTTTTCTTCGCGTTAACCGAGCTTAGATCCGGATAGCTCCACTCTCCTATAATACCTGTCGATCCTATTTCGCCCCCATCAAAAATACTTGACTTGATACTGTCCCCAGATCTCGTCTTCTGTAAAAGAAAGCAGTTACAGCTACTCTCAAGCATTTTTGGTGGAGGCGCTGGGTACCGCCCCCAGGTCCAGTTTATCTTTCAGATTGTTTCATCACTATTTCTTTATTTATATATTAATTATACCACACTTCTTTGGGAAAGTAAACAGCTAATTTTAAAATATTCCTAATATTTTGCAACATGTTATATATAAATAAACTCAGTTGAAACATGGAGAATTTAAGATGACATCCCTCATACGACCTCAAGACTTTAGTGACACAGTGGACCGTTTACGGTCTTTTTTTTTAAATAAGAACTTTTTAGAAGTACATACACAAAATAGACTAAGTATCTTAGCAGCATGTGAGGATCCCGAGACGGTAGCCACATATAAGTATAATGGTGATATATGGCCCTTGCCTCAAACAGGGCAAATGTGGTTAGAACATGAATTACTTTCAGACCCCTCCGAGAAGGGGTTTTTTTGTCTCTCTACATCGTATAGACAAGAACCGAATCCTGTAGCTGGTAGGCATGAAACGATATTTCCTATGTTTGAATTTGAAATGCAAGGTGATGTAAATGACTTAAAGCAAATGGAAATAGAATTATGCGAATACATGGAGTTTCCTTCGCTCGATATACGATCATACGATAACTGGGCAAGAGTATATGACACGAAAGAATTAGACCATGATAATGAAAGCGATATAGGATGGGGTATGATTACAGACTTTCCTGAATTCACTAGTCCATTTTGGAATATGGCAAGAAATGATGATGGCACTAGTAAAAAAATCGATGTTATATTAGGAGGAATGGAAACTATTGGTTCTGCTGAACGTAGTACAGATAAAGATCAAATGAAAGAAACTTTCTATACAATATCAAATGGAGAATACGCACAATTGCTTTTTGACTTATTTGGAAAATCTAGAGTTGAAAACGAATTAAATGAATTCTTGCAATTTGATTTTATGCCAAGAGTTGGTGGTGGAATCGGTGTAACTCGAATGATATCTGCACTGGAAGTTT